AAAGTTCAACTTCGTCCTCCTTAAGAAGTTCCTTCTTATCATCCTTGTTTTGCAAGTTATGAATCAACAAACTTTGATTTGCAAGAAGAGTAATAAGCCATACAATCTCATCCAGAGCCATTTCAAAGTTCTCTGATTTCATAAGCTTTTCACCAAGATTTTCAAGACCGCCATACCTTTTTGCAATCTCTTTTGTCGCTCTTGTAGTTAAAATTAAATTATATTCAATCCCACCAATATTAATATTGCTACTTCTTTCATCATCCATGCTGTATACTCCTTATTCACTTACTGTTATAGTAGCAACATTGGTAGCTACTGATTCACTTCCTACTGATAATACACAATAGTAATAATAAATTCCTGTTGTTTCTGTAGTGGGTGTTGTATAGGTTGATGAAGTAGCTCCATCAATCAAGGTGCCATTTTCATTGCTGCTTGCATCATTGGAATACCACTGATAGGAGAGTGTTCCACTTGAAGCTGTTGCAGTTACCGAGAGTTCTGCGCCAACACCTTCTGAAACCGTATCATCTTGGGGCTGGACTGTAATGGTTATTACAACCTCTTCTTCAAAAACAGGCTCATAAACCTCAGCAAACCAGCCGCTTATTGTTGCTGCTACAACTCCTGTATCGTCCTCATTTACTTCTGATTTCCATGGATGGTTGCCATTTACATCAGCTTTGTTTCTCCTCATTACAGTTCCTTCTATTGTAGGAGTCTGGAATGTTATGCTGTCGCCTTTTGTTTGAAGATTTGTTGCTGGTATTCCAAACTTTACTTTATATAGCCAGAAGTATCTGTATTTCCCGTTGGCCTTCTTTGCCCTAAATCCTATTGCTACAGGTGTTCCACCATCCTCGCTTGTTGATATAAGCACTTTATTGTCGTCTATCTTTGCGCCTGTCAAATCACCTGCGGCTGTTGAACCTAAATCGTCTATTCCAAGCGACAAAGTTCCATTTTTAAATTCCTTTACAACCACTGCAGCTCCATCATCTGCATAAAGAATCGCTTCTGCAAGCTCAATGGAAATGTCAGCATTAATAGCCTTTGCAAGCTTCACCGGTGCTGCATAGGTTTCTGTGCCATCTATATCTTCTGTTATTTTTGAATAATATAAATTATCTAACCCTATTGTTGCCATAATTTATTCCTCCGTTTCTAACTTAAATTCATATGGTTTTGCCACATCAATGGCATAATGGTGATATCCGGTATCATCTTCATAACTTATATACCGGCGGTCAGTTATTGTAAAATCCGCACCTAAAAGAGCACGGACAATTTCATTTTTTATTTTTATATAATTTCCTTTTGCAAATAAGGATAGCCTTGCTTCCTGTATCTCATATCCAGGTTCATTATCTCCATGAGCTTCAAAGAGTTCAGTTAGGGGAGTAATAACAAGATATAAGTCAGGAGGAACGTCTGAAAACAAACCAGTCTCAATAGGGAGCAGGGGTAGAAGTAGAGTGTTAAGTTCTTCCAACAAGTTCATATACTTTCCACCTCTTTCTCTAATTTCTGTTTCATGGTTTCGATACACGCTTTTCTTGAAGCTGATTTAGCAGGTTTTAAGAATGGTTTAGGTGGCTGACCGCTTTTACCGTATTCAAGTACACCAGCAATCATAGCGTTACTTTTACCATCCAAACGAGGCTCAGAAAAGCCTACCTTCACATTGAAATTACCGTCCTTATCCATTAGAGCGGGAGAGACACCTAAAGCTTTAATAAGCTCTCCGGTAGAGCGGCTTTCTTCCAGCGTATCTCGACCGATAATAGATTGAAGATTAGATTTTACTTTTTCTTCTACAATCTGACCACCAGCTTCAAGCACACGCGGTATTATTTCATCAGTCTTTTCACCAAGCTTAGATATTTTCAGCAGAAAGTCCTCAGGCAATTTCATAGTTGCTTTAGCCACTTGGCTTCACCTCCTTGGCAAGTACCTCAAGGTACATTCCACGACCTTTTACATTTTCAACTGATGTAATCTCAAATCGATCACCATCACATACAAGGACCATAGAAGTTGTCACTATAATGTCAGGAATAAAACGGAAACAAAAGAGGTCGGTGGCTTCAGAGAATGTTGCTCTGTTAGCCCATTTCTCATTTCCATGCCGACCTTCTCGGTATGCTCTTACTGATGCAAGAACATTGTCCGATTCCGTTGAAAATCCGTCTGTGTCTTTTATGGTTATTTTATCGATAATATCAATGAAAGTGTTCATTTTTCCAAAACTCATAAGTTACACCTTCCAATCCCTGTCAAGCCTTAAAAGCAGGTTAACTGTATTCCAGACCTGTTGTCCAGCTTGCACATTATCTGAGAAAAAACCTCCGGTGCTGCCATCCCTTGATTCATAGAAGTGGGAGGAGAGCATGATAATTGCCTGCTCTGTAGTTGGAGGCATCTGGTTATTAGTATAGAAGTTCTCAGTAAGATGTTGGTAGCTTTCTGCATACTTTGTTGCGGTGGCAATGTACATCTGAAGAAGTTCATCATCCGCGCTGTGTTCAAGAATAAGGTTAGCTTTGACTTTTTCCAATAGTGTAATAATAACCACCGCCTTTCATCAGTTTTCTATAATAACCATATAAGTATTTTCTCCATAGCCGGAGGACCACAAAGTGAAGATTTTAGGTGTATCTACTATTTCATCACACTTAAGCCACATCAATATATCACCGGCAGAACCACCGAAAGCAGCAGCTTCTAAAGCATCAGCAGCTGTAAGTTGATAACCATTGTATTTTACTGCTGTAATATCAGGTAGCCCTGTTGTAATATTCATGCCAATCCACTTATGTGTACCTTGTGCCGGATTGGAACTGGGGAATGCTACAAGTTCATCAACGTCTACAGACACAGTAATAATGTCATCTATAATGGATATATCTGTAACCTTGCTTTGATTTGCAATAAGCTCTTCACCAGAGGGTGTTGAAATTTTTGCAACAGAAACATTCCAGTCATCAGGTACCATATATTCTGAATCTTTCAGCTTAAGAAGAAGTTCATTAAAGTTATCCTTTAAACCTGCTACAGTAGTTGCAGTGCTTGCAGCTTGATTTTTAGCTGCAGGAAGCCCCTTTACTGAGGCTCCTTTCTTAATTTCAAGAGTACCGCAAATGACAGTTTTTTCTCCACCTTGTTCAGTATAGTTCTTAGTTGAATAACTCATAAGAGACCTCCTTTAAGCTTTCTGTTGAAGTACTTTAATAGCTTCAGGCAGAATCAGTTTTCCATCCACACGTTGTGTAGCTACAAAACCTACTTGACCTGTTACAGCGTAAAGCTCATTTAATCTTTTAAACACACGTCCTTGTCGGTCGGCTACCCAGTAATAGCTGAAATCACCAAATGCTATGGTCTTTGCTCCTGCTGCAATAGCAGGCACGTAGGAAGAAGTGTGCAATGGACGGTTTAAGATTGTATCAGGTGTTCCAGCCTGGATTGAAGGCTGCCATAGGTACTGGCCTTGACCATCTTTTAGTTTACGAATTGCTTTAACAGTTGCATCGTTCATAACGAATACAGACTTATTACGATAAGGTGCTTTTAAGGAATAAAACAAATCAAGCACTTCATCAAGAGTAATAGCAGTAGCACCTGCTGTTGTTACACCAAGCTGGGCGCCTCCTGTTGTTGCAAATATTCCTGTAGGTTTACCAGAGCCATCACCAGAGAAGAAAGCTTCTTCTTCCTTGTTACCAATACGTCTTGCAAACTCTTTAGATATATAGGCTTCTAAATTAAACACACTATCGTTTAATAATTCTTCAGAAACCTTGATTAAAGTTCCAAGCTTATAGGCTCCAATGGACACTTGACCGAAGCTATCATCTGCTTCAGGAATTGCACCTTCCTCATCAATCCATGACGCAGTTCCTTTTGATGCCACAACAGGTATCTTGCGGTCACCTGAAGAAGTTGTGATGACATTAGCCAATGTACGGAAGATATTTTCTTCTTCAAGTGCTTCTATAAGAGTTCTCTCAAACTCATCAGGTACTAAGTATCCACCTTCAGTATCTGTACCAACTTGAAGAGCATTTCTTACGGTAGGGTCGAGACCTTCACCGGCACGAGTACGCATGGCATTCCAGAATGCTTTTTTGTATTCGTCAGAGGCTCTTCCAGTTTTATTTTCCAATTTGGGATTTGCAGGTTTACCTGTCAGTGGATTTGCCATAGGAGCATTAAGTTCAGCATCCAATATGGCCTGTTTTTCCAAGCGGTCGATTTCCTTGCCAAGAGCAATTACATCAGCTTCCATTTTATCGTATGTTGCTTCATCTTCAGTGGAGATAAGTCCGTCTGTTCCACGTTTTGTATCTAAGAACGCTTTAGCAGCGTCCCATGCTTTTGCGCGTTTCTCACGCAGTTCTAAAATTTTATTCATAATTTTTTCCTCCTATTAATGAATGATGTTGTTTAACCGCTTTTCCAGTGAGTCAGCGGTTGTACTTTTTTTGGTATCTTTAGGACACATTTTGTTAAGCAGTGAATTTGTGACAGTCCTGCGGCTAAATGCGTATGTGAAATCATCTTGTTGGACACGTTTTTTCTCATCCTCCAAAATGTCATCTGCAAAGCCAAGTTCAATTGCCTTGTTTGCATTAAGCCAAGTTTCTGCATCCATAAGATGTGAAAGCTTGGTCCTTGATAAGCCGGTCTTTATCTCATAAGCATTGATGATGCTTTCTTTTACCTCTGATAGCATTGAGATGGCTTTTTGCATTTCTTCACTATCACCGATGGCTACTGTCAAAGGGTTATGAACCATCATCAGTGCAGTAGGTGCCATAAATACAGTCGTTCCTGCCATAGCGATTACTGAAGCCGCAGAAGCTGCAATACCGTCAATTTTTATAGTTACTTTGCCTTTGTAGTCCATGAGCATGGTGTAAATCTGGCTGGCTGCAATACAATCGCCACCAGGTGAATTAAGCCATATAACAATGTCACCTTCACCGGCATTTAAGTCTGCTTTAAATGCATGTGGGGTGACATCGTCATCAAACCATGACTCCTCGGCAATTACGCCATCGAGGTAGAGCGTTCGGGTATCAGAATTTTCATCCTTGACCCAGTTCCAGAATTTCTTCATTTGGTTTCCTCTCTTTCTGTAGTTTTTGCGAACGCACCAGCGTCCTGTAATTTTGTCATAGCTCCATTTATTAGGTAGAGATCACCTCCAAGTTCCGCAGGTATTTTGTCGAGATTCTCCAGTTCACGTATGTCATTGGTACTCATCCACCCATTTTGTCTTGCTGTTGCATAACCGTTCATACGGCTGGCATAATCACCGCGAAGCAGACCATCAACATTAAATTTAATAAATACTGTAGGTTTTTCACTTTCTCTTAATAGAGAACGGCACATAGTTTGTTCCCAGCGAACTACCCAAGGGTCAAGCGTGTATTTCACAAATTCCAACGACTGTTGTTCAATATTTGAAAAAGAAGATTTTTCAAGGTCAGCTAACATGTGAGGCGGTATTCTAAAAATACGGGCGATTTCATTAATCTGAAACTTACGTGTCTCCAAAAATTGCGCCTGTTCGGGAGGTACACCGATTTGTTGATATTTCATTCCTTCTTCTAACACAGCCACCCGATGAGAATTTGCTGAACCTTGATATGCCATGTTCCAACTTTCTTTTATCTTCTGCGGGTCTTTAATAGTGCCTGGGTGTTCTAATACACCACCCGGTGTTGCTCCATTAGCAAAGAACTTCGCTCCGTATTCTTCCGTAGCCATCGACAGACCTACAGCATTTTTTGCCATAGCAATGGGGGAATAACCTACCAATCCATCAAACCCTAAGCCTGGGATGTGCAATACGTCAGATGGATCAAGATAAACCATGTTGTCTTTTCCCAAGGTAGGTGCATCTTCAGTGTTTCTTTGGTACAAATAAAAGAGCCGACCATTCTTGTCTCGGTCGACTGTCATTTTGTTTGGCATAAGAGGGTAGAGAGCAATAATCTCACCACGAGCATTTCGTATAATCTGTGCATAGGCATTTCCCCATAATAAAAGATGAGTCATCAGTGTTTCACGAAAACTGAATGAAGTCATCTCTGGGTTTGGCTCATCATGCAGCAGTTTATATAACGGATGTTGTAAATATTTTTCTTTACCGCCGCTGTCATTGTATTTGTACACATGAAGCGGGAGACCAGCAACAGTTTCAGCTAATATTCTCACACAAGAATACACTGCTGTTATCTGCATGGCTGTATGTTCATTGACAGGTTTCCCGGCAGTAGTTCCTCCAAAGAAGAAGCTGTAGCGGCTGCCACTTAAGCTATCTTTAGGCTTGTCACGAGCCTTGAAAATTCCCTGTAGTATTCCCACAGACATCACTCTCCTTAAAAATGGGTATGAAAAAAGCACCTCTTGTGAGATGCTTTGTATTTTTACTAGTTATTTTATTATAAATTGAGACGCATAATATAAATTATGTGTCGTAGCGGTATTAAAAGATGTAGATTAGTATATTCTCCATCCATGTTTTGTTACTAATTTACAATTTCAAGAACATAACATCGTGTAATTGACCAAAACCAATACTTAAAGCATTAGTAATCAAAAATCCTGAAATAATGATAGCTACTGCAATAACGACCTTACCTATTAAATCTTGATATTCTTTCACAATAAATCCTCCTTTAATTATAATTTATAGTTGCATTATTAACTACTTATATACAATTGTTATAATTATCTATTCTGTTGAAATATAAAAAGATCCTTCCTCGCAAAAGTATACAATCTCTGCAAACTTAACCATATCAAATGAAACTGGATATACTGATAAAGGATCTTTTATTGCCTGATCAAGTATTTTTTGACCAGCAACATATATTTTCTTCGCTTCAAGATCATTTACTTCTCTAATACCAAGAAACGAACTTAAAAGGCTATCCGGTTTCCAACCATTATCGTTTAAAAATAACAGCATTTCAGCCCAAGATTCAGCATCAACACGAATAGTCCAATCTTCTCTTACTAATACTTTATTACTTTTCAAGGATACACTCTCCTAAACTTATTAAGCTTTATACCTATAATTATATACTAATTACTAAATTTTACAATATTATAATTCCTCTTTCATCATAAACACTCCCACCGATGTTACTTCCATTTCTTATTGCCCTATCAAGTGCCATAATCGTAGCAACGGCACCGTCTATCTTTTCAGTACTTTTTTCCTTATCTGGCTTTATGTTGCCAGCAGGGTCAGTACGGATGAAGATGTTATCCATCATCCACCTTAGCACTGGATGCCCGCCATGAGCAATTTTCTGTTCCAATGTAAGTTTCATCAATTCTTTTGTAGGTGGGCTCATATCCTTAAACCCTTGACCAAATGGTACAACAGTAAATCCAAGATTCTCAAGATTCTGGGTCATTTGTACAGCACCCCAGCGGTCAAAAGCAATCTCATGAATATTATATTTCATACCAAGCTCTTCAATAAAGGTTTCAATAAAACCATAATGAACCACATTGCCATCTGTAGTTTTTAGAAACCCTTGTTTTTTCCATAAATCATAATTAACATGGTCACGCCTTACCCTTAAATCAATATTGTCTTCTGGTATCCAGAAGTAGGGGAGAATACTATATTTATCATCCTCATCCAATGGGGGAAAGACCAGCACGAAAGCTGTAATATCAGTAGAAGAGGAGAGGTCAAGTCCACCATAACAAACTCTGCCTTTTAATTCTTTAGGGTCAACAATAAATGCACAAGCATCCCATTTATCCATAGGCATCCAGCGAACTGCCTGTTTAACCCATTGATTGAGCCTAAGCTGCCTGAAGCTGTTTTCTTCAGAAGGGTTTTGCCGTGCTGATTCAAAGGCTGCCTTAACTTTATCTATAGTGACTGTGATTCCAAGTGACGGATTTGCCTTCTTCCAAACTTTTGGATCACTCCAGTCATCTTCTAAAGCAGCTCCATAAATAACAGGGTAGAAGGTAGGGTCATGCTTTCTGCCATTTATTATATCAAATGCCTTCTGATGTACTTCCCAACAGATACTGTTCTGATTATCTCCTGCAGTAGTGATAAGAAAATACAGCGGTTGCATCCTTGCATCACCGCTTCCTTTGGTCATAACATCATAGAGTTTTCGATTTGGTTGTGTATGAAGTTCATCAAATACAACACCATGAGTATTAAAACCATGCTTATTGCTTACATCGGCTGATAGCACTTGATAAATACTGCCTGTTGGCTGATAAATAAGTCGCTTTGTGGAATCAAGAATTTTCACTCGTTTTGCTAAAGCAGGGCACATTCGGACCATATCTGCTGCTACATTAAAAACGATTGATGCCTGGTTTCTATCTGCTGCACAGCCATAAACCTCTGCGCGTTCCTCATTATCACCGCAAGTTAAGAGCAGGGCAACAGCCGCTGCTAGTTCGCTTTTACCCATTTTTTTTGGTATTTCTACATAAGCAGTATTAAACTGACGATAGCCATTCGGCTTCAGTATACCAAATATATCCCTAACAATTTGTTCCTGCCAATCAATAAGGTCAAAAGGCTTACCCGCCCATGTACCTTTAGTGTGGGAAAGTGACTGTATAAACGCTACCGCAAAATCAGCAGCGGATTTATCGTAGACTGAATCTGCTGCTTTAAATTTTGTCGGTACATATTTTTTAAGTTTTCGAATGTCCGTCACCTCCTTAATATATTTGAACATGAAAAGAAGCCTTCATTTGAAAGCTTCTCTCATGATTATTTTCAGTTTTATTTTTCTTCTTCGATACCCTTATAGTTGTAATTGCCTTTCTTTACTTCTTCAAGTTCTGCGTCTGCTGCTTCCTTGTAATCTGCTCTATACATTTCTTTCTTTTTACATTCAAGGCAAATACACTGAGTGTTGTACATTGACATTATTCTTCCGTTATTTAAACTCTTGCCACACCTGTCGCAGTTTTCCTTAATAAAAAACTTATCCATAGTACTACCTATACCTTTCATGCATTTTCTTTTCAATCTCCAGCAGGTTTTCCGACAATGCCGTCCTTAAAGTTTCAATTGGAAAGTTGTTGTCTATGTAGCCCTGCCATATGATATCTTGATAATATTTGGTAGGCTGTGCAGGCATATCTGCATACTTTTCATCCATGACATATACAAAAGCCTTCACTGTTTCTCCATTAATTTTACTAACTTCTACTTCACATTTATCATAAAGCCTTGGATAACCTTCATATATGTCCAGTGCGATTTCACAATCTTCAGTTATATTCCATAAAAGAACCGGAACCCTTCCACCTTTATGTTTCTCTATGTTTGCAACACCTCTGCCGCTACCTCTGAAAGTCAGTCTGTAGTTTTTCAATACTCCGACATCAATTGGTGTTGCCTTTGGGCACCTCTTAAACATCTGGTCAAGATTCAAGTTGCTGCCATATGCTGCGTAAATTTTCATTGGTATCACATCCTTCTTTCAATTGGCGGTTTTCTGAAGGCACCATTTCCTTCAAGGTTCTCTAAAAGAACCCTTCTGACGTCTTTGTAGCCGTTACCTTTCATCCCGAGCCTTATAAGCCAGGTCCTGAGTGCAAACTTTGGATTATCGTCTTGTGCCACTTTGTAAGAAGTACGTTTTTGTTCCTTGGCATTTTCATTGATGCGGGTCGCAAGTACTGCAAAGGCTGATATTTTCACGTAATCCAACTTGTTTAATGGGATGTTGTAGGTGTAGATGTTTTTCTCAAAATCAAAAGTTATGCCATTACATTTTTCTGTCCCAAGTTCTTCAATAGCTGTTTTGAAGTCATCCAAAGTAACTGTAGTTTTTGTGCTCAAATCTTCAGCAAATGTTTCATCCATTAGATTCTCTTCAACACCTAAAGATTTCTTGATTAAATGCTGCTTGCTTGAAATCATATTCACAATATTCTTTAGTGTTATTCCTGAATGTCCATCCATAGGAATGCTAAGTTCCAAGTTGTCAATACCTGATGCTTCATCAACTTCTTCTTGTGCATTATAAGCTGGTGGCTCCTCAAAATCTCGGTAAGGGCTCACTCTGCCGCCAAGAGCGGCTTCATATGGAATTATAAGCCCCTCAGGAACAGGTTCTGATTCTGGTATCGGACTGTCATATACTTCTGTAACAGCCTTAAAATCGTATAGTCCCTGTAAGTCCTCAACCAGCTCGTAGTTGTCGTTTCCCATAAGTACTCCGTTCTTGTCGATGTTGTAGCCAGCCACCTCGTAAGCAAAAGTAGGTGCACCTAAATATTTTGAAGAAGCATTGAGTTCTTCGCTGATTGCATTTACTAATGATTTTCTTTCTTTTCCTGTAATATTGTAGTTAATTTGCATTTTCTCACCTCCTGTGGTTTTGTTACGTACATACATCACTCTAAATCCTCAATAAGTCAAGTTTTATTTGCCCTCCTACCACCTAAAGAGCGGTTGCCCGCTCGGTGGATGGTGGTGCCGACTTGGTTTACCTATGCGGCTCTTGGAAATCTCCATGCCGCTGAACCTTCAAGGTGTTTGCAAAGGTGCTCTCTGCAGTTCTTGTAGTCATCACCTATAAGTCCTATTCTGTTAAGCCATGTCCTCATTGCAAATTTTGGATTGTCTGTCTGTGGCTTCTTTGAGCTTGCACACTTTTGGGTTAGTGCCTGATGGTTCATCGCCAAGGCAAGAACTATGTATGCTCTAATTTCGCCTGCGTGAAGTGTTCCGTTGAAACCCCTGAGTTCAACTGTTCCAACTCCGCTGAAGAAACTGTGAAGGTTTAGAAAATGGTATCTGCTTTGGTGGTAATGCTGCCTTCTAACAGGACCGTATCCTTCGTACCAAATGTTTTCTATCTGGTTGAATGTTTTAGGTTTTTTCCTGTTCATCCTATCTACTAAATCCTCATCCATCTTCTTGCAGTAGCTCTTTCTTGTTTCTTCCACCTGAAGGCTATCGTAAAGCAGGTCGTTTCTTGAGTAGACTATGTTTACAAAGTTTCTTAATGACCTTGGTGTGTGGTCTGCTCCGTCAAGGTGTATATGTATGCCGGTTCTGTTTTGGCTTTCCGAAAAAGCTCCTGCTTTTCTTAGTTTTCTAACTATCTCTTGCAGTGTTTTAATATCTTCTTCGTAGGTGAGTATTGGGCTTACCAGTTCTACGCTGTAAGTTTTGTCTGCAGGAATCTTCTCGCCATTTACCTTTTTCTGTGTAAATATGCTTGAATCTGAAACTATTTTCCAAACCCTGCCGTCTGTTGCTGTAACCTTATGTGTATCGTAGCTTCCGTAGCATCTTTCAACTGTTCCTCTCAAGTGGTCTGCAACTGTTCTTGCTGCCTTCGCTCTTGTAATGCCTGTCATTTCTATTTCGATTCCAAATCTGCCTTTTAAAAAATCTGTGCTTGCCATTTTCTTTTCCCCTTTCCTTTTAGTGTGTTTCTTTTGTTATGTACATATATCACTCTAAAAGGTATAAATAGCAAGTTATATTTTTAAAAATACACTTATTTTTTATTGAAATTTCAATGGTTGACGTATATTGTAGGTAGTGATTTGATGCTTTTCTCAAACACCCAAAAGTAGCAGTGGTACTTCCTTGCATGCTTTTGGTTTTTAATTTGCCAGTCGGCAACAATTCTGTTTTTGGAAAGTAAGATAAATAAGTCCTTTGGATAGAATCCTATTTTTACAGCTTCATTCATTATGAAGCAATGGCTCATGTACTGTTTTCCGCTGCTTACCTTGTCTTGACATTTGAATATAAGTATTCCACCCGGCTTTAAAACTCTGTAAAACTCATTAAGAGACTCCGCATACATCAAATGAAGTTCCTTTTCTGATGGATACACAGTAAACCTTTTATTTATCACATTACCTGTATCTACATTAAGAGATTTTCCCTTTGTTGCAAGAAAAGGAGGGTCGAACATTATACAGTTAAATGATTCATCATCCACAGGAAGACTTCTGCAATCACATTTAACAACATCGTCAGACTGCGGCTCTAAATCAAACTTATATGCAGGCTCTTCAATTCCTGTGTTCTTATAAAATAACCCTTTAGAATAGGTAGGGTCGCAGTCTATCATGTGTTCCGGTGCATGAAGATGTAATATCCAGTTGATGATTTCTGTTTGGCTGAAGGAAATGCTTTTAACTAAGTCTGTTGAATTCATTGCCTTTCCCCCTTATATCTGTCGAAGGTTTAGTCGAAAGCTTAATTAAAAGCCCACAAAAGCGAAACTGGCGCCTCATATTTTACGTTTTTTCAATACTACAGTGCTTTATTTTTTTACCATTTCGTATTAGAAAAACTTCTTCATTTGTTCCAACCTGCTCAATATATCTGTTAATTATAACGTCGCAGTATTTTTCATCCAGTTCAACTGTGTAGCAGATTCGATTAGTCTGCTCACAGGCAATTAGTGTACTTCCCGAACCACCGAAAGGATCAAGAACGATACAGTTAGATAAACTTGAATTCAAAATAGGGTAAGCAACTAATGCTACAGGCTTCATAGTTGGATGGTCTGCATTCTTTTTCGGCTTTTCAAATTCCCAAATTGTAGTCTGCTTTCTGTCTGCATACCATTTATGCTTGCCACTCTTTTTCCAACCAAAGAGCACCGGTTCATGCTGCCACTGGTAAGGGGAACGCCCAAGTACAAGTGACTGCTTCTTCCAAATACAAGTACCGGAAAGATAAAAACCTGCTTCTGAGAATGCCTTTCTAAAATTCAAACCTTCTGTATCTGCATGAAACACATAAATTGAAGCATCCTTCGTCATCGCCGCTTCGGTGTTCTTAAATGCCGCAAGTAGAAAGTTATAGAATGCTTCGTTATTCATATTATCATTTTTTATTTTTCCGGCTGTACCTTCATAATTGACATTGTATGGAGGGTCTGTCACTACAAGGTTTGCAAGTTTACCATCCATGAGAGCGGTAAATGTGTCAGCCTTTGTAGAATCACCGCATACGAGCCTGTGCGGACCAAGCTGCCAGACATCACCTTGTTTTGATAGTTCAGGCTTTTTAAGTTCAGCATCTACATCAAAATCATCTTCCTTAATGTCTTCCTTGAGAGAATCTTTAAACAGTGCATTAAGTTCAATAGAGTCAAAACCTGTAAGAGATACATCAAAGTCAGAGCCTTGTAAGTCTGTAATTAAAAGTATAAGTTTATCTTTATCCCAATCACCGCTAACCTTATTAAGAGCAATATTTAATGCTTTTTCATCAGTTAAATCCATATCTACTACTACGCAGTCAATTTCTGTGTATCCTAGTTCAACTAAAACTTTAAATCTTTGATGACCTCCAATAATATTTCCTGTTCTTTTATTCCATAAAACAGGCTCAACATAGCCAAAGGTTTGAATGGATTGCTTCAGCTTTTCATATTCAATATCTCCAGGTTTTAAATCTTTTCGTGGATTATATTTTGCTGCGTTTAACTTTCCAGTATGTATTTTTTCTATGTTCATGCAATGCCTCCAAAATAAAACACGCCTCTCTTAAAGAAGCGTGTCTTTAGGTTATAAAATATTTTAATTTTTAAAAATATCCCAGTTGTTATAATAGGCACTCATATCTTTTTCAATTTCTCTTGATTCAAGAGGTTTACCGTCTTTCATTACACGGAAATAGAAGTGCCACTTATTATTTGCGTCAAAAACCTTATAATCAAATTTTTTAATGATGTCTTCGCGCCTGAAAATGAAGTAGTGAAATTTCTGCTCTGCATCAGCAACGACAAAAATGAAAAACGTAAAATCGGGATTGTTTATTTCTTTCTCAAATAGAGTATGCCATCCAGAACAGATGACCTCCTCGTTTACATAATCAAAATAGGAACGACTGTATGAAACTTTAATGTTATATGATTTTCCATTACGTGTAGCTACGATACCACTGCCTTCGCTACGATTTCCTTTGCGTACGTTGAAGTTATACTGTTCTTTTAGAATACGCATAATTTCTTGACGTGAAAGCTTTCTACCGCTTTCTTTCTTTTTTTGTGTTAAATTTTCACTGTCTAGTTCTTCATTTTCATCATCTTCATTATTTTCCTGTGCATTCATGTAATCCTGTAGCATATCTACTTTTTCTTCTAAGTCTTTAATGCGGCTTAACATCTCGAGTATTATTTTTTCATAATTCATCATAAACCTCCTTGATTTTATCTTGAAATAATCATAACATTTTTGAATATATCTTGTCAAGATAAATCTGGATAAAATTTAGGTAAATTATGATAAAATTACTTTTTTTTAAAAGCAGTTTTTCCTGTGAAGCTTTCCCAGCGTTTAACAATTAAGTCGCAGTATGCAGGGGAGAGTTCCATTGCATAGCAAATTCTGCCTAACTGTTCTGCTGCCATAATGGTAGTACCTGAACCAGCAAATGGTTCATATATGATATCTTTTGTATCTGTTGTTAGTTTAATAAAGAAAGCGGGAAGTTTAACAGGAAATATTGCTGAATGTTTTAATGATTCCTGGTTACCGGTAATCTGCAAAACATTGCCAGCCCTTGCAATCCCTTTCTTAAACTTTCCGCTTACACTGATGTTACCAGACCTGCCTTTTGATTTATTTCTTTTACTTGAAACTCGAATTTGAGCTGATACTTTTCCTACATTCCTTGGCTTAAATTTAATCTTTTCAGAGCGAGTAAAATGGAAAATATCTTCATGCATATCTACTAAATCAAGAGCTATCGTTTTAAGCTTATCTTCATCAGCTTCAACAAACTGTACCATCCAGTCAATTTCTTCTTTTTTAGTAAAGAAATGTACAGGCTCAAAATCATTTCTTAAACGATTAGGCCAGCCTCCGGGAAGCCCTGTCTTATTCCAAATAAGCTGGTCTACATATCTCCAGCCTGATTCCACCATAGCAATTATAGTTTTAAATACATATAGGGAGCGCTGTCCATTTTCAACATGCTCTTTGATATTTACAAACAAGGAACCACTGTCATCAAGTATCCTATAAATGTTTTGAGTTACTTTTAGAAACCAAGCAGGGTAATCATCGGGAGGAACGCCGCCATAATCTTTTTTTCTTTGCATAGCATAGGGTGGAGAGGTAATGACACAGTTAGCTTTTTCTCCATCCATCAAACTATCCACAGCAACTGAGTCAGTACAGTCACCACAAAGTAAGCGGTGCTCTCCCAAAAACCAAATATCCCCGAGTTTAGTTATTGATTCAGTTGGTGCTTCTTCATCAAAATCATCTTCTACCACTTCTTCTTTTAGCCCTAACAGTTCACTGATTTCCTGATCATCAAAACCTGTAAGAGATACATCAAAGGTAGTTGCATTAAATTCAGCCATTAGATTAGAGAGCTTATCTTCATCCCATTCACCTTGAATTCTATTTAGAGCAATACTTAAAGCTTTCTCTCGTGTTTCATCTAAATCAATAACCACACAATCAACTTCAGTCAGCCCAATATCAATTAAAACTTTTAATCTTTGGTGACCACCTACAACATTGCCGGTTCTTTTATTCCAGATAACAGGTTCTACATAGCCAAATTCTGATATAGAACGTTTTAATTTCTCATATTCTTTATCTCCTGGCTTTAAATCTATCCTTGGGTTATATTCAGCGGGGATGAGTTTATCAATTTTAATCTTTTCTAACTTCATATTTTTCTGCCGCCTTTTTTAATTCACTATATTTATTAATATCCTCCCAAGAGAATAGGTAGTTATTGAAGTGACCATAAGTCGCTGTATCAGAATAACTTACATTTCTAAGACGAAGCTTTTCTATAATAGCTGCAGGTCTTAAGTTAAATACTTCTTGAACAATATTGCTAAGCTGTTCATCAGTAAGTTTACCAGTGCCAAAAGAAGCCACATCAACTGCCACAGGATTTGCCTTTCCTATGGCATAAGAAAGAGCGACCTCACATCTGTCTGCAAGACCGCTCCATACAATGTTTTTTGCAATGTAGCGAGCCATGTAAGCACCGCTTCTATCAACCTTGGTCGGGTCTTTGCCGCAAAGAGCACCGCCGCCGTGGGAGGCAAGACCGCCATAGGTGTCAACCATTATTTTTCTGCCTGTTAACCCTGTGTCGGCAGCAGGACCACCTTCCACAAATCTGCCGGATGGATTGATTAATATTTCAGTATCATCATCAAATGGAAAATCTTCAAAGCACTGCCAAAGTACATTATTTAGGATATCTGATTTCAATTCTTCCTGAGTTTTATTCTCGTCATGTTGAATTGAGACAACAATGGTTTTAACGCGCTTGGGTTTTCCATTTTCATATTCTACAGAAACTTGTGCTTTACCATCAGGTAGGATACCCTTGATGAGTTTTCCTTTACGGCAGTCATCAATTCGTTTTACGATACGATGGGAAAGCACAAGGGGAAGGGGAAGATTCTCGCGGGTTTCATTAGTTGCATACCCATAAACTGTTCCTTGATCACCGGCACCAATAGAACTGTAAGGGTCGAGGATACCGTTTCTTACTTCGAGTGCTGTATTTACACCTGCTGCGATATCTGAGCTTTGATTATGTACATATACATAAATCAAAAACTTCAAAGAATTGTATCCTACTTTTTTTAATACATTTCTTACAATTTCTCTAATGTTAACTTTTTCGCTGCAGGTGATTTCGCCCGCTACGATGATTCTGCCTTTTGTAGCCATAACCTCACATGCTACACGGGAAGCTTTATCTTTACGAAGACAAGCATCCAGGATGTTATCAGCAATCAGGTCACAGAGTTTATCAGGGTGTCCCATACAAACACTTTCTGCTGTTTTATAAGTAATCATATTTTCTCCTATCTATTTTATTTTCCTCGCCTTGCTGAAAGAAGACGCTCCATTACATCATCTTGCGGGTTTGCACCACTGTATTCACCGGTGCAGTTTTCTTTGACAATCTGGAAAATCTCCATCCACAAACGGTTTGTCTGACTCATGTAATTTTGTCCCATAGCAACATAAGGACTTTGAATAGCATTACCTGTGGTAGGATGTTTTGCTAAAAATCCATACTCTGTAACAGCCTCCTCACATTGAATCCAACGAGCTACACTCATAGCATAGCGTTCTAAGAGTTGCGGTGATACTAAACCAGCACATCCGCGTACGTTTAACCACTTCCATGTGTTTCTGTAAATTTCGCCTGCAACCAGAGCTTTTCCGTCTTTTTGTATTGCTTCTAACATTTTATTTGGTTCAGGCATTTCAATTCCTTTGAGGTCTGCTGTATCCTTGAATTCTATTACTGTTAATTTTCTGCCTCCGGGATTTCCTTCAGCTATTTTCTCGGATAGCGGCTTCTTTTTTGCTCCTGCGCCTATACGAGCACCACCTCGGTTAGTACCGTCTTTTGCCATATGTTCACCTCGCTTTGCAATGGCTTGCCCTATTCCTACGTTTGAAACTGCGTTTTTTCACGCGCGACCCCACGCCGCTGTCCATTTTAAAAAGTTTCAGAGATTTGATTACCCCCATCGGTCACCATCTCTTGCAGTTATAGATGAGTGACAGGACTTACAAAGAGACATTAAGTTATCTTGGTTGTTGCTACCACCTTTTGAGAGGGGGAGTATATGGTGTACTTCTTCTGCAGGGGTAAGCATTCCTTCTTTTTCGCACTCCTCACATAGAGGGTGGGCTTTAATGTACCTATCTCTTATTCGTTTCCAAGCCCGACCGTATCGTTTGTTGGAATCAGGGTCACGTTCATATTGGTTATAATGTTTATTCACTAACTTCTTATGTTCGGCACAGTATTGCTCACTTGTAGCAAGCCGACTACATCCGGGGTAAGCACAGGGACGTCTTGGTTTATATGGCATTAAGTCACCTCCTTTTGGGCATAGAAAAACCCCAAAGAATTGTTCCTTGGGGTAAACCATTTTATTATGAAACAGATAGATTTAATTAAATTTCAATTTTATATGTTATTCCGCCTGAAAAGCCTATATATCCTTTATCTAACATGATGTTCTTAACTTTAACTCCTTCAGGAATTATTTCCACCAAATTGTTTTCTTTATATGCTGACACAAAATATTCATCATCAACTTTTGTTACTTGTAACTTATCTATTCTTGATGTAATATCTTCATCACCAACATATACTTTAATAAAATTTGTAATTATTAAAGGGTCTTTAGTAAAATATAATGCTTGCCATTCAGACATTAATTACCACCTTCTATAATTTTTTATATTGATAGTTGACACACTTTCATTAATGCCATTATATCACATATAAAGATGTATTCAAGTGAACTAATGTGCATTATTTGGAAGCCGGGTCACGCTCATACTTATTGTAGTTTTTATTTACTATACTCTTATGTCTTTCACAGTACATATTATCCGTTAGTTCAGGACAGCCAGGGTAGAAACAGGGGCGTTTAGGTTTCTTAGGCATAGAACACCTCTTTCCAGACATAACAAAAGCCACCGCAGATTTGTTTCTCTGCAATGGCTTTTTAAGTCTATTTTTCTATTCTAATAATATCACACTTGACATAGTGACAAACAGTGACATTTACTGACTTCTTTTAGTAATTTTAATTGTTGAAACAGCTAAATCGTGAACACGATATACATGACGCACGTTATATCCCATATCTACAGCTATCTGCTCCCAAGTTTTAAAGCATAGGTATCGCAGCTCTAAAAGTGTTTGATATTCTATATTGTCTACTGTCTTTATAACTTTTACAATTTCACGTTTCAAGTCAACAAGACAGTCGATGTCATGATTTATTTCTGCCTGCAGATCAACTATTTTTACAATTACATCTGCCATGGTTGATGTTGAATGGTTTGGATTCTTTGGAACATCTGAGATTGTAGTTGTTACTTTGGTTGCGAGGTCGCTTAGTGAAGCCACTTGCTCAAGTTTACTATTGATGCGTTGGTCAAGGCGATAAGCCTGACCGAGATATTCTTTTGCTGTCATGATATAACCTCCTCGTTAAGTTTGCGGATAAGTATCTCCGGATCAACTGTAGTAAGGCATGAGTACCAATCGGAACGGAAAAATTGCTCGACTTCCTGTTTCATATATAAATCAATTTCTCTAT